CTGCATAAGTTCTCCAACGTGGGCAGATCAACGTCACTGTTAAACATATCGACTGGGCTTGGCCTTACTGCTAAGAGTGCATTCTCATCTCCGTAATGATCTTTCAGGGCGTAAACTCTATTCCTAAAGCTATTGCCACCCTCTGTTGCCATATACAGCACAACGCCTTGGACAACTTTATTTCCGTTCCACTCTCTACCAGTGGCAATGTGCCAAGACATATCTAGGGCTAGGAATGACTTACCAGTGTTAGACGCACCGTAAAGACAGCTCAGTTGATTTGCACCGAGCCAGTTCTTTATCAGGTAATTGTTTGTGAGGATTGGCCTCGCGTCATCTGCCCAGAATACTGTGTCCTGAAACCTCTTCGGGGTCAGGAAGTTTACGACAGCATCTGCACCTTGAGCTACCCAGAGGTCATTATAATCCATGCCCTTTGGTGGTAGCATGTATTTCGTGCCGTGATCTTCCTTCGCCTTTTCCGCACCTTTAATCCCTGCCTCATCATTATCTGCACATACAATGAACTCTGCGTGTGGCTTGGCTATCTTTAAGTTCGTAATGACTTCCGTAATGTTATTGGCATTTAAGGCAAACACGGCTGGCTTACCTGTGGCCTCACTGATAGACGCGGCAGTCGCCCAACCTTCAGCAATATAAGCTATGTCTGTAATCGTACCGCCAAGGACGCTGAAGTTACCAATGACTGGCATGGCCTTCGAGAACTTCTTGTTTCCCTCAGAGGTAATCGTCTGGGTTCCGACTTTCCTACCCATGTGATTGTTGATTGGAATGACGAGGTTACCGCCATCAATCAGTGCGTTATGCTGTGCGATCTTCTTCTTGGCGAGGTAGGGATGTTGAGTTGAGACACTAGGCCACTCTATCTCCTTTACGGTAAAACCATTTTCCCTCTCTGGCCACAAGCCCTGTGACCGTAAGATATTCGTAATCTCCTTAAAGTCGTCGCACTGCCTACACTGTACCTTTACCTCACCGTTATATTCATTAATCCAAAACCGATCCTTGCCACCGCAATTTGGGCATGAGCCGTGGTATTCTCCTTGGGTAACCTTCTTTAGATTTAATGCGCTAATTATTTGTGGACTATATTCAGACCAGATTGCCCTCTTAAAATTTGTCATTTTGCCGCCTTACAAAATTGTTTCATGGGAACCAACCCCACACATCTCTCCAACATGTGGGGCCGAGCTGTACTTTCTTAAAATGGAATTTCGTCATCCTCCAGTAAGTCTTCCACTGGTGCAGGTGCTGACACAAATGTATCGTCAGTCGTATACCCATCTACAACGCTAAAGGGATCGTTGTTTGAAACCTGTTCTTGTGCAAGTTCCGTAACCTGAACAGCGCGTATTCTAAGTGATACACCGCTCTCCGTTCCAGTGTTGTAAGGAACAATCGTGACGGCAATGTTTGCCTTCGAACCTGTGGTCAACCTGAAATCACTTGGAAATGGATTTCTCTTAGCGTCAACCTGTTTAGGTTGCTGAGTTTGATCAGAGCCATACTTCGCTTTGATCCGACACTTTCCGTGATACTCAGTTGATCCGTCTTCTGCCTTGATAGTCTTTGCAGGTAAACGCTGAGGCTCACTTGGCCACTTTCGTTTATTATCTAAGGAAACCGCATTCTTGTATGCCTCCTTACAGATACGGCCTAATGTTACAGCCTCATCTTTCTCCATGATAAAGCTAGTTTCGTAACTGGCTCCCTCTTCATCCCACTTACATGCGACTGACTTATTCTCAGCCGAATCAAATCGGTAAGGCTGATTTAGCCTTGGGTAAAGTATAGAGACATTGTTTATTATATGTTGCATGTGCAACTCCTTCTTCGGTTTTAATGTGTAGCACCCCTACACTGGGATATGGTCAGAAGCTCCGTGACTTCCGTTTTACATCCACTTTGGTAAGGGGATGGTATTCACTTCAGGCCAACCAGTAGAGTAGTCTTGGTTCAAGTCAGCCAGTTTAATTCTTTTTAATGTTTCTGTCATTCGAACATGGGCGTGGTTTAAATACTCGTCAGACAATTTATGGACTTGTACTATAAACGGGTTTGTCTTCTCAATGCAAATGAATAAAAAATCTTTTATCGGAATGCCTTCCAAGGCCATTACATGCTTATAGAAACTTGCCTGAATATCATATCCGTAATCACGAACTGCCTTTGCAAAGCCTGTGGGCGATGCGTCCTGACATGTCTTAATATCAAACATAGTGCGCTTATGTGTCAGCAATCCATCTGGCCTACACTTTAAATCTAGCCCACTATCCTTATCGTGAACAAAGAAATTAGCCTCACAGACAAGTAGCTTATCCGTCAACAGTTGATTTACATGCTCTGTAAACATTGCAGACTGGCTCATGCTTTCCGCTAAGTGGTATTCCTTTTTGGGGAGTAAGATCTTGCCAGCAAAGTCAGTGGCATCTTTAAGATCTTTCCAGTCTTTACCCCTACGAGTTTCTGGGCCTTGCGTAACTAAGTTCTTCTCAGGCTCTAGTAACATGGCGTGGACTGCACTTCCCAGATCAAATGCGGAACTCTCTTTGCGTACCGCATTCTTCCAGTGGTAGATTGTAGATGATGCAACAGCTTTAACATCGCTAGATGAGTAAGAAGGATGGTCGTGATACTCCTTGTTGCTTAGATCTTTATCTATCATTTAAAAAAATCCTTAAAAAATTTAACAATCGACTTTACTAGATTGCCTTCTGGGGTTTCTATTTTTGCGTCACCCTTAGAATCTACAGTGTATACATCCTGAGAATCCACAGTGTACTCATCCACTACGGTGTCTTCGTGGTGATAATCTAAGACCTTACTTGGCCTCTTATGTTTTAAGACATAATCAATTTGTGACCACTTTAGTTTTCTCTTGGCGGCAATTTCAGACCGAGACAATCCGTCAATCGAATCATCCCAAATGCTATCTACAAGTTTCTGCGTGTACCTCATTTAAACAAACTCCGTCATAGGATGATCTAGCAATTTTGATATTTTGCGCTGTATCCTAATTCTTTCAGCCCTGTTTGAATTAGCAGGATCACGAGGGTTCTCTGGCATCCAAAGGCTTTCTAATGCCTGACTGATAAAGTTAAGCTCCATATCATTAAATCTTATTTCATCCATGTTAATACCCAAGCCCCTCAAGATATTCCTTGACAGCCATCTCAACAATAGCCGTTTTAGAAATACGGGTCTTGACCCAGTGAGCGTCTAGCTTATCCCAGACATCTGCCCTAAGTCGAACACCCAGTTGCTTGTACTGGTCGTTAGTATCTTCCTTGATTTCATTATCCATTGATCTCTCCTTTTAATAGTAAATACATAACTAATGATAGCAATTGTATTAGTCAAGCTCGTTCTTGAAAGTTTATGATATTCTTTCCACTAACTTTGATAGTCTCTTTCTTCATAAGGTTTTGGGCTAATTCCTCCCAGTTCTCCTCCTTAAAGTTACCAGCGTGAAACCAAGTCAACAGGTTCATAAACTCCTGTATTGTAGGTTTGCCGTACAGTGATTCGGCATCGGCAAGTAACGCAGTGAACTCCTTACCTATTCGGATTAGAACCCATGAGTTACCGCCTTGCTCTCGGTATTGTTTATTCCACATCATTTGATTTAACATTAGACCTGAAGCAAATCTCTTGCTCGGCCACTTGGCTAAATACTTTAATTCGATCCAACCTGACTGGCCATTTCGAATGTAATGAACGTCAGGCATTCCTCGCATCACAGAGTTCTCAACTCGGTGCATGTTCACAGGACAATTATCCCTGACTAAGTTCCAGAAGTTTTTCTCACTCATTATGTTCTCCATTAATCTTCAAATAAATCTTTACCACTTTGCTTCAATTCAAAACCACGATACCATTTGTTTCTTACTCCACTAGACCATTCCTTTTCGCTCATTACTTTTTTTGCAAAACCAAGAGCCTTTGCAGTGTGCTTCATCTTTCGAAAGGCTTTAGACTCTATATGACGAATGCGCTCACTGCTCACACCAAAAATCTTACCACACTCCTCCAATGTGTGATCCTCGATCCACCTTAGCTGAAGTATGCGTTCTTCTCTTGGTGAAAGATCTGCTGAAAGTTTTTTAATTGCGCTAATTTGAGACAGGCTCTTTTCAGAAGAACCATCTGCCATGATCTGTTTTACGCTATCTAAATCCATCGACACTTCAGCGGTTGCTTTTTTTAATTTAATTTCACGCATGTATTTCGGCCAGAGGTCTTCAGGATCTTCGCCAACCATCGCGGCAACATCAAGAGCCAAATCTGTCCAACCTTTTTCGTTGATGGGTTTAACTTTCATCGTGACAAGAGGATTTATATTGTTTGGACTTCTACCCATCTGCCTCGCCAAGTCAGCGACAGACTCATATCTCTTGCGTATCGCATTCAAGAGCCTCCCATTTCGGACAGTTACTTTAATATTAAAGTCTTTATCCATTACTCTTCCTCCATAAAGATCGACATTGGATCTTTGGTTACAATATCTGCGATAGACTTCTTGGTTCGCAGTGCTTTTATAATATGACTGTCGATTGACTTGCGGCACTCAAT